TGCGCTGTGACCATCCCGAAGCGTCTGCTGGCGTCCCGCGGCGAAGGGCTGTGCGTGATGCTGGGCAACACTTTAGGCACACTGGAGCGCAATGTGCTGGAGCCTATGCGCAGCTTGTGGGGGGCGGATCTGGTGGGCATCGTGCGCACCTCTGCATCCGGCAATGTCGTGCAGCTGTTTGGCCGCAAGGTCTATGTTCTGGGAGCCGACAACAAAAAACACATTGCCCGCATCCAGGGTGCTGCGTTTGAGTATGCCTATGGGGATGAGATCACCACCTGGGATGAGGGCGTGTTTCAGATGCTGAAAAGCCGGCTTTCCTGCCCGCACAGCCATTTTGATGGCACCTGTAACCCAGATAATCCGCAGCATTGGTTCAAGCGCTTTTTGGACAGCGGTGCAGACATCTACTGCCA